GGTGACTACATATTTAAGGAGTGGACTTTATATGAGAATGTTGACAGAAAGTGTATTAAGATACTTGTTCCCAAGAACGCCTTTCCAAGCAACATGCCAAAGTATTCAGAATTTGGGATAGATTTTGTCGTTCCCTTTGAGGTTCACATCGATCATAGGTATTTTCAGTCTATTTTTGGTGCGGACTCTGAACCTAGAAAAAGAGACTTTCTCTACTTTCCATTAATCAATCGTATGTTTGAGATCCAAGGATCCTACTTGCATAGAGGATTTATGATGAGTCCTACTTTTTGGAAAATCCAGCTTAAGAAGTACAACCCAAATATCGATATGCTGCTTAAAGACACAACTCGCCAGTTTCTTGATAATGTGATACTTAGCGCCGAGACCCTATTTTCAGGAGAGGTTGAAAAGGACATAAAGAACGGTACGATGCCCGATCAATACAAAACAATCTCAACGACATTTGATGCATCTCGCAAAACGATACATCCAGATCTAATCACCCGACCTCTAAAGTATACTTACAATTTTGCAAGCCTTATCGAGAACTATTATGATTTGAGCACAGTTGCCTCAAGCGAATTGGCATTTAAAGTCCATCCGGATTCTCCAGCTCTAACTACAACACAGCTGGTTGAAAATCTTGATAGTTTGAATCCAAACCTAATAAAAAAGAATGATGTCGTGATCGGCTATCACGGCAGTGACATCTATACTGCTTGGAAAAATGGAGCGCTGCTCACAGGCGATAAGAACTACAAGAGCACAAGCTCTCTATTTAGTAGAGTGAGAGGGCCGTTTGACACAATTCCAAATCACATAGGCCAGTCGGACACCGGTCGATACATACGGGTTGAAGCCTATCGTGATCTTACATTTACCGATCAGCGTGACGTGCTAATCGATACTGTAGGCGGAGACGATTTTGCAAGGTTTAAGGTAAAGCAAACAGCAGTCACCTATTCAGCTCAACCCAAGTTTGATGAAGTGAGCGCACAAAACCTATCTTACACTTGTCTATTTAACCTACAGCCATCAGTTGACTCGGTTTATTTCATCAATGGATTTGACAGTGAGTCGCAGAGCGGAATAATAATTAGCGGACAGTTTACCAAAAATTCTGGAAGTCAAACCGTCGGTACCTTAGTGCTCACTGTGACCCTAAATTCACAAGTCCTTACTTACTCAATTGCAAACATAACTCTAGGTTCTTGGTACTCTCTAGTAGTGTCAGTTTCTAATGAGTTTAGACAATGTGGAGTCTACGTCTATTCAATTATGGAAGACCCATCTGACATCACTAATCACAATGCCTTGAGTCGTGTTTTTGCAAGCGCATCTTCGCTGACTCCAGTAACATTCAATATCTCACAATATTATACGCTACCTACTTCAAACATGTGGATCGCAAATATTCGAGTATTCAACACGATGATCAAGGAAGAGCAACATGAGTTTATCATAAGTCAACAGTTCATAAAAGACGAGTCACTACTTGTTCTTATCGATAACTGTAGACAACAGATCAACTTGCCTTACATCGCAAAAAATAGATAATCAATGCAGAATAACAACCAGGAGAACATCATCAATCGTAACGTTGACGACATATTTGTTAGAAATGCCACGCTTTCAGTATTGGACCTCCTAAATCGTCAGGTAATAATTGACCTAAAGAGAAATGATACAGTAGAAAAACATGAAGTTCCGTTCTTCTATAATTTTTCAGGAGATGAAGGATTTATGAAGGACTTTTTCATAGACATTCCAAGTGATTGTAAGTACCCAAGAGCCGCTGAAGGAAATTACGAAGTGTTACCTCGCGGAATAGTGACCCTAAGTTCTTTTGCAATAAGACCAGGGGACGTTACCAATAAATTTGTCAGAGGGTCATTTAATCAGGAAACCCGAGATGTGAATGATCAAAAGCAATTATTAGCTTATTCTTCAAGACTATTTGCTCTACCTATCACCTTAAAATACACTCTTAAGATTGAGAGCGATAACCTAAATAAGACTTTCAAGATACTTGAAAAGATCTTTGATTTTTACTATAAGAATCAGGTGAGATACTTTCAATTTAGAGGAACCAGAATACCCGGACAGATAACTTTTCCAGACACTGCTGAGTTTCAAAAGCAGTATAATTTTGACTATACGACTGACAATAAAGTTTTTATCACACTGTCACTGGATTTTGAAACATATTTCCCTAGCTTTGACGATTATTCTACCAGATTTAAAGGAAATACCATCAAGCAATTTAATCACAGAGAAAAGATTGCAGGTTCAGAATTTGTGATAAGCGATACTTTTGTGGATCAGGATTTTCCACCTAGCGAAATATAAAATAAATAATACTAATGGAAGCACGAGTAAAAAGTTTTTCACAGTTTGTGAATGAATCAAGTCAGGCATCAGACAGCCTGGAATATCACGTATCTAAGGGCGTATCAATTGCAGAATCAGTTTTTAGACCGGGCAGCGACGCTCACGTGAGACTTCTAGTCGAAGCCAGAGAGCTATATGAAGCTGGCCAATTGGCCCTAAATGAGTTGGATGCCTCGCTATTTGAAGAGACTGATCTTGGTAAGATTGGTCTATATGAAGGTCAGATTGTGCCATTAGACATGGTGCTAGAAGCCGAATATCATGGAAAGTCAGTTGAGCTTGGAAAACCAATGAGAGGTGGAGCCAAGAAATACCATGTCTTTGTGATGAATCCCAAAACCAAGAAGGTGAAACAAATATCCTTCGGCGATGTTCATGGAGGACTCACAGCAAAAGTATCGAATCCTAAAGCTAGAAAGTCATTTGCCGCAAGGCACAATTGCGCACAAAAGACTGATCGTATGACTGCTGGTTACTGGGCATGTCGAATAAATCGTTACGCTCACCTTTGGGGTGGAAAAACTTATCCAGGATACTGGTAAAATATAAAATGCTATGAAATATCTAAAACCATATGAAATATTTGAATCGAATTTCTACAGCGGTGTCAATGAAGAGAAAATTGTAAAATATCTACAAACTAAATTGGATTTCATTACTGGAAAATCTACTCAGGACGTGAATTTATCCAGTTTGATTTACAATTTTATTATGAGATCTAGCGGCAAAGAAAATAAAACTCTTGAAGATTTTGCTAAAAAAACAAAAAACGGATTTGATAATATTATCAATAGCTTACTAAATTACAAAGAAAATCCAATTTTAAAATTTTATCCAAATCCAGATAGAGAAAATATGCAGTGGTTGGAAGCAAAGTTCAATAGATCAGGAACTAAACAGGAAAAGACATATAACTACTACATTACTTTTAATCAAACCCCGGAAAATTTAGTTAAATTTTTCAATTCAATTTCTAAGTTAATAACTAAATTTTACAAATACTGTCAATCAAATAGAAACTTTGAGTGTGGATTCAAATTTGGATCAGATTCAAGCTACTACACAATCGAAAAAGATCATCTTAAATTCTATTACTATAATATCAAAAATAAAGAAGAATTATTAAAACTGATAGATGAATGGCTAAGCGAAAATAATATTCTTACGGAAAAAAGACCATATGATCACGCAATAGATTCAAAAGACTCTTCAGGAAAAAAGACTTCATTTGGTGACATTGCATCACAAACTATAGCCAAAGATTTGGAAAAGTTAATGATGACACATAAGGATAAGTTTACCGTCAAACAGTATTTTGATTGGTTGATAAAGTATATGTCAGAAGTAAAATATAACATCGTTGAAAAGTGAAGCTACCATTTCAAGAAATAAAGGTGTCAGATGCAACCGTGATTCGAACTTTTAAGCAGGAAACTGACTCAGAAGATTTTATGTGGCATCGTGACCTTAGTGATAGACATGTAATTGCCATCTCAAAGACTGACTGGCAAATCCAGTTGGACAATAAATTGCCTGAGACATTGTCCCAGGTCTTTATTCCAAAGGGAGAGTGGCATAGGATAATAAAAGGCACTGGAGATCTTACTATTAAAATAATCGAGACATCGTAATGAAACAAGTTTTAAATTTTACCGATTGGGCAAAGCAGAAGGGTGAGCTCTCAGAAAAGGTAAACCCGGCATACCTAACAAAAGATGCTGCTACTATGCGTAGCGAAATCAAGAAAAATGCAAAGAAAAAAGACAGCGATTCGACTGCATACACAAGTCATCCAGACGGTGGATGGAAAGCTGACTATTCAAAGTCTGGAAAGAGGTATAAGACCAAACCAAGCAAATACACTCTAGCTTATAGAAAAAAGTTTGAAAGCTATGTTGTGCCACTTGCTTTATTTGAAAACGAGACAGCTCTTAAAAATAAAGCAAAAAGCAGCGGAATTCCATTGGGAATCCTAAGGACCGTATACAAAAAAGGTATGGCTGCTTGGAAGACTGGACACCGTCCTGGCGTAGCACAGCAGCAGTGGGCCATGGCCAGAGTAAATTCTTTTATCGTGGGTGGCAAGACTACTAAAAAGGCCGATAAATCACTTTGGCAGAGAGCAAAAAAAGCTAAACACAAGTAATGTTATTAAACGTAAGACAGAACGGATTCGTACTTCTATTTCCGCCGGATTTCTTTTCCCCAGCGATCATGGAAAAGTACAAGTCGTATTATCAGAGCCTTATTTTACCATATGATAAAGTGGAAGACTTTATGTCATCTACCATACAGAGCATCAATTTTCCTGGATGGAGAATGAGTCCAGCACAGCAGACGCGAATCTATGGTAAGAAGCAGGATTTTAAAAACTCAGTGCCTATTGCCGATGATTTTGAGCGTGAGCTGACCGTCACTTTTAAATTGACTGACGCCTACCTTAACTACTTTATCTTTCTAGAGAACGCACTTTCATACCTTGATTTTAATAATAAAGTCCAGACATTTTCACCTATTCGACTTGTGCTGATGGACAACCAAGGATACTCAGTAGCCTCGGTGATTTTCAATAAACCGATCCTTAAAGAACAGGACGGATTCCGACTCTCATACAGCGCAAACACGCCAGAATTCAAGACGTTTCAGGCAAAATTCACCTATTTTGATCTTAAGTTTGAAGTAGATTTTTAAGGTACTATCTTCAGGTTGCAAGTTGCAGAATCATACCATACTGATCCTGAAGGAAGCCCTGAGCTACTTGATGGTATGTTTTTAATTGATAAGTTATTCACAAATGTAGTACATGCACGGTCACTAGTTATTCCAGTACCAACAATAAAGCTATTGCTGCATGAGGCAGTGTTGCAAACTCCAGCAAGGATTCCGCTATATGCACCAGACACAGTATTACTGCATCCTGAACCAATAAATGAGTCGCATCCACATGCTGTATTGCCATATCCTGAAACAACTGCCGATCCGACTCCGCCTGCAATATTAAACACTCCACCGCCAATAAATGAAAGATCTCCAATTGCTGAATTTTGTTGACCTCCAGCCAACGTTGCATAGTGTCCAGAGGCAGTGCTCTGAATTCCTCCTCCAATAAAAGATTGGTTACCAGTTGCAGTATTAGAGCTGCCGCCTACTACAATTCCAGACTCAGCAGTATTAGAGTAGCCGCCTACTACAATTCCAGAATGTGCTACGGTATTTCCGTATCCTCCTCCAATAAATGAATGCTCACTATTTGTTTCAACAACATTATAGGATCCTCCGACTATTGAACTATATCCTCCACC